ATTCAAGCTGACCGGTTACGTGAGGATAAGGACAATGAGATTAGGAATCTTAATGCTCGGGCTACCGCTCTTTCTAACAGCTTGCGCGACAGGCCGAGTCGCACCACCACCGTTGCCAGTACCGTGCCCAGTGCCACCAACACTAGCTGCCCCGCCGTCGTCTGTACTGGAGCAGGACTTTCTAAAGAGGATGGAGAATTTCTTGCAGGGGAAGCTGCCAGAGCCGACGAAGCCCGCGCCCTCCTCAAGCAGTGCTACGAACAATACAACGCCTTAAGGCAAAAGTAAGGAACGACGATGCCAAGTACATACTCCCCCGATCTGCGGATCGAACTCATAGCGAACGGTGAAAAATCCGGTACGTGGGGCACGATCACCAACGACAACCTTGGTGTCATTATCGAGGACGCTATTTCTGGCTTGGCATCGGTGGCTGTCTTATCTGCGAACCAAGCACTGACCGCTCAGAATGGCGCAGCTGACCAAGCCCGGTGCGCGGCTCTCAGTCTGACCACAACGACTACCGCTCCGTTCAACGTCTACGTGCCGCCTGTAACGAAGCTCTATACAGTTACCAACGCATCCGGCTATACGGCAACTGTGTATTGCTCGACGGTTCTTGGTAATACTACAGCAGCGGGTACAGGCGTAGCTATCCCGACAGGCAAATCTGTATTGCTCCGCGCCGACGGCACCAACGTGGTGGAGCAGCTAAACCATGTGGTAGGCAATCTATCGGTGGGCGGCACGGCGTCAGCCACTGCTTTTTCTGGCCCTCTGACGGGTAACGTTACCGGTAATGTGGCAGGTAACGTCACAGGCAATCTGACAGGCAATGTGGCCGCTGGCGCAGGTACTATTGCAACAACCAACTTCACCTTTACTGAGGTGGGCGGCGTGCTGTATCTGAAGAACGGTGCGACCAATATTCTAAAGATTGACTCGCTGGGCAATGTGACTGCTCTGGCCAATCTGACCGCCTACGGCACGGTGTAACTATGGCGCTGCCCTCGTCTGGACCGCTGGCGTTTACCAACATCCAAACTGAGTTTGGTGGCACGAACCCTATTGGTCTGAACGAATACTACCGTGGTGGTGGGTTGGTGCCAGTTAGTTCTACCACAACAACCATCCCCTCATCAGGCACTATTGCTGCCAACAATTTCTACGGCAGCGCTAATCGAGTAGACGTTCCATTAAGTATCGCATCACCAACGTACAACTACGATGTGTACACACAGGCATCTACAAATCCTGCCTACGTAGCTGGCAAAGCAAACGTGAACGTAACTGTGTCACCCGGTGTCACAGTTGGCAGCACCTCCACGGGGGCATATGCCATGCTGGTGCCAAGCTCCTTTAGCCCCGGCGATGCAGTGACCATCACCAACAACGGCGTAATACAAGGTCGTGGTGGAGACGGTGGTCCGGGGCAATTTGGGGCAACTAACGGTATTCCCGGAGGTGGTGGCGGGAACGCTTTGTATGTCAACCGCCCTGTGACTATTACCAACAACAGCGTCATTGCTGGTGGTGGCGGTGGTGGTGGAGCGGGAGCAGGTCTTACCCCAAATAAAGGTCCTTCTGATTGGGGTGGCGGAGGCGGTGGCGGCGCTGGATATGACGGTGGATCAGGGGGTGGCGGCGGTCGCCCCGGCGGTGGCGGCAGTAGTAGTTCTGGCGGTGGTGGGGGTGGTGCTCCCGCGCCCGGGGGCCCGGGCGGCGGTAGAGGTGCGGCGGGTAGTGGCGGAAGTCCTATTGGCGGCGCAACCCCGCGTTCGGGGGGTGGTGGCGGGGCTGCGGGCTACTACATCATCGGCAATCCGTTTGTGACATGGGCGGCAACAGGTACACGAGAAGGTCCAGCGGGGTAATTATGAACAAAGTGAAAATGAAAATTACGGGGTACGACGAGATCAGCCATTCGTTGCTAGTCTGTTTTGCGTCTGATACAACTAACAGCCAAAACCCGGCGGACTATCCCACTTACGCGTTCCAGCCGCTAACTATGTGGCCTGATGTGACCGACGCCAACGAGATTAAAAAGCGCATTGCTATAACAGGTATGCACCACGCCCAAATGCAAGAAGCCAAAGAGAACTTTGTAGCTGACCCCCAACGCGTCAATGCGTTCAAAGGCATGGTAGGGCAGACCCACGAATTTACGGTCAATGAGTTGACGGTGGTGGCGCACGATACGCCATTTCAGGTGGTGTGATGAGACGCAAACCCTACGCTGCATTTGGTCGCGTTCTGTACGCAAACTACTACGACAAAGGCGATGTAGTTGAAGTACAGACCAACGCTTCCAGCAAGATTGTCCTGTTTTTTAGTGAAGGTAACTTCACAGCACGAGATAAAACCACGGGCGAGGTGCAGCTTCAGTGCAATACAGGTTGGTTCTCTTACGGCAACCATGAAGACCGGCTGATGCTGTGTACCGCCAATGAGCCTACTGTGTGCTGGTGCTATGACCCGGAGATTAATCAAGGGTATGTTCCGCCGATAAGTGTATTTGAAATGAAGCAGGGACAGACAATGTTCTTGGATTCAAATACAACACTTTTCTTGTGCAAAGGAACATTGCTGGTCAACGAAAAGCAATACATGGGGCCGTATCAATTGGCGGTTCGAACTAATGGAAATGCCACTACAGCAGTAACTGATGTTTACGGACTTCTTTTTAGATGAAATATGCAACGAAGCTCCCGATCAGTATTGATCTTTTTCCGCTTGTGGAAGAGCTTCTTGCGTCCCATCAAAAGTATTACCGTGTGCAGAAATACGCCCGCAATCTGGACGGCACCTCTATCCCCTACACTGAAACGTTGAGAGTTTTAAATGAAGCAGAATTTGTGGCCCAGTTGCCCGAGGCGTTGGTTGCCCTTGAGTGGCCCAGCGTGTTCGTGCTTGAACTCCCTGCCTTGGATGCGCAAGACCCAGTGCTACCTGCACACGTAGACATCAACAAGACCTGCGGCATCAACGTCTATCTGGATACGCACGGGGAGGTAACCAAGTTCTACCAGTGGAGCCGGGATAGCCGACAGTCTGAGTATGTGGAAGAGTTTTGTGCCGATACGGGAGATGTGTGGCTGATGGATACGTCGGTGCCGCATTCGGTGGACATGGTGCCTAATAAGTCGCGCAGGATGCTGACGTTCTCGTTTACCAAAGCCAAGTATGCGGAGGTGTTGTCGTGCTTCGCAACCAACTGATTCGGGATGTGCAGGTAGATAACGGCAGGAGTTTGCGAGTCTACGACAATGTGCTGGACTTTGAGTTTCGCAATCGGGCGTACAACTTTGCGCAAAGTTCATTGTTTCAAATTGGCTGGGCTGATGGGTGCATCGTAGAGAACAAGCAGCATAGGTTTTTGCACTCGGTGTATTCAGATGATGATTTAGCGCGTCTGGGAATAGTGGAGAAGCTGGCAGAAACGCCCGTCGCACAGGAGTTGGTGGGGTACGCACGGAAAAAATGCATCCTGAACCTATCCACCCCGGCGGATGCCAACTTTGTGCATTCGCACCCAGAAGAAAAGATTTTGCTGTACTACGTCAATCTGGAATGGAAAGACGGCTGGCATGGCGAGACGCTATTCTTTGATGAGGCGTGTAGAGACGTTGTGTATACGAGCCCGTACACTCCGGGCCGTATCATAGCTTTTGATGGTAGAACGCCGCACACTATTAGGCCGCAGTCGTTTTTGTCACCGTTTTATCGGTTTACCCTGACGTTGATCTACACAAAATGTTGATAATACTGGACGACGTTTTAGACGAGGAGCACCGGCTGGCGGTGGTGGGGTTTTTCTCGCAGAGTGACGAAGCGCGGGCCATGAAGTGGGAGCCGGGCGGGATAGAGAAGCTACACGGCAACAACTCGCCAATGGCTATTTTGCTAAGAAAAGCGGCAGATTATTTTGATTTGTCCTTAATGGCTGGCAGTGAGTACTGGGCGCACCACGGAACGCGGCCCGATTGGCATATTGATAAGGACGAGAAGCTGTATGAGATGTCAGGCAATACGGAGTGCCCGATTTGCAGCATTGTTTACTACGCCGACATTGATGTAGTTGGCGGCAATTTTGTGACGGAGACGATGTCGGTGACGCCCGTAACGAACAGGATGATTGTGTTTTCCCCCGGTTTGATGCATGGGGTAGAGAAATACACCGGGACGCGCCTGTCTGTTGCAGTGAATCCGTGGACGCACAAACCTTTGGGGTACGTATGATTTTTGCAATACCACCGCGCATGAACCACGGGCAGGATGAGATTGCCTTTTGGGACGGCTTTTTAACTGAGGAGGAGATCAACTTCCTTCTAGCCCAGCCTGAGTGGGTGCAGCGTGAGGCGGGATGCATTGGCGGAGATAATGGTGCGGTGGTTGACCCAAGTATCCGGGAGACAAGTGTTAGCTGGATAGGCCCAAAACCTGAGATGGAAGCCTTGTGGGGCAAGCT